CAGTTTCAATAACCCCAATAAGCAGAAACTCCGTCTGTTTGGACGTAAACTGTTTTCTCTTGCTTGCCGTCCATTTCATGGTACTTACCAAGTTGCATTACAAGAGAGTTCTCAGCAACTTCTTTCATGATGATGTCTGTAAACTCTTTGTGAAGCGTCCCGTCTGGTTTTTCTGATACTAGGACCTTTTGAGGGTTAAAAGTCTGTACTGCCATTTATATTTCTCCTTTTTAAATAATTCTTGAGTTGCGGAAGATGTCCCCGCTAGACTTAGCGCCTGAATCGCCAAATGATGATGAGACCGCTGGCGGTTCGGATTGTGTATACTCAGCTTTAATCTCGCTGATGATTCCTTCAAAGTCTGCAATAGCCTGCAATGTGCCGTCTGCCGTGTCTTTGACAACGAAGGCAAGCACTTTGTCACTTACTGGCAACTTGCGACTTGATAGGGTCTTAATGGCTTCTTCTGTCAATTCTCGCTTGGTTTGTTCTTTTTCAAGACCAGCAATCTTATCAAGCAATTCTTGCTTTTCAGCTTCGGCCACTTGTCTGCGATATTCTTCAAGCTCTTTTCCTGACAGCTCATTTTCTGCCTTGTATTGTTCAAGAGCTTTAGAAATCGCCTCTTGTGTTGATTGAGCATGCTTTTTCTCTGCTTGCTCTAATCGTCTTTGCATTTCGGCTACAGACACCATCTTTTCTGGCTCAGGAGTTGGCCCTGCAGGGACTTCATTTTCTGGTGCGCCAGATTCGGCTTGAGGCTCTGCACCTTCTGCAAATAGCTGTAGATTACGCAAGTTCATGCGTAACATAGATTTGTATTTTGCCATTGTAGGCTCCTTTCTTACGCTTTTACGGGCAACCTCCCCGAACTCATGCACCTTTTAACGTCCTAAGCACGGTTTGGACAAAATAAAAGAAGATGAACTCGATTATTCATCTTCTGTGTAATCATAATCATCTAGCGTGCTACCGCCTGACTTATATTTCATCTTGATATGGCCATAAGCCGAACAGCGACAGTTTGGGTGCATAGGAAACATATTCACGCCCTTTTCCACTTTGTCGATAGGTATTGCCTTTCGGTCAAGCGGTCCGCATATATCACAAGCTCCCGGCTCTGCTACATAGATCATGTGAGTAAATCCATTATCCTTTAGCATGGCAAGCTGAGTGTCGGCGTTAATGCGTGCTATCTCGGTTTTTAAGAGCCTCTTAGCGTTTTCCTTGCTGGTACCGTACCGATTAGCCAAGAGTTTGGCTTCCTGCTTGTAGCCCATCATATCCGTGTAGATTCGATTGAGCGAGGAGAAAACGTCTCTTTGTAAGTTAGCATGTAAGCCTGTCCTGCCCCAGACACGACTAGAGAAATTTTGGCCGTAGAAATCGGCGTCTAAGATGCTCTTCATGCGTTTTTCTGCTCCGCCCGAAGAAATCCCCAGAATCCCAGCTTGTCGCTTGTATTCGTTCAAAAATTCGTCTGCTCTGGCCTTATCGAAGACTTGGTTAACGTCCGCTGTCAGATTTTGCATTTCAAGGGCTAGCTCAGCCTTTAAAAGCTCCAACCTGCTGACCTTCATTTTCAAGTTGTAGGTCCTTAGCATGCTGTTCGTCCTATTACTAAAGTCTTTGTTCTTGACGGCTTGTCTGGCCTTGTCGTTAAACTTGGTAACGTCAAATTCTGAGGCTCTTTTCATGGCTTCTTGCTTGGTCAGACCCTCTTTTCCAGCATAGGCCACGTAAAAACGGTCTATTTCAGACTGTAAGCGGTCGTAAGACTCCTGATACAAGCTAGACAAGAGCTTATCCCGCTCTATATCCCGCTTAATCAGTTCAGCCTGAGCCTTACGCTCGGCATTGTATAGCTTATTATTCCTCTTCTGGCTGTTCGTCATCTTGGCCACCTACAATCTGGCTAATTTCTCCGTCGCTGGCTCCTTGCTCCTTCAAAATACGGCTCTGCTCGGTCTTGTAGTCCGTAAAGCTTGCATTGTTCATCAGGGTTTCTTGTGACAAGGCGCCTCCTGCCTCAATATAGGCTTTAATTTCGGTCCAAACGTCTTGTGGAATATTCGGGTGGAAGGTAAAAGTCAGCTTGTTGGCTTCAATAACCGATCCATTGATAGCCTTGTGGACATTGCTAATAAGTTCATATCTGCGACGTAGGGCCTTAGTGTAATAGGTCTCTTTGTCCTTGCGAACCTGCTCAAGGCCTATCATCTTATACAGCAGAGCGATACCCGAAGAAGTAGAATTGAAGCGGTCGTCGTCCAGATTAGGGATTCGGCTGAACCTGTGAATATCATTCGCTAGACGGTTCTTGTAAGCCTCTGTCCCGCTAACATCATATTTCTTGTAGATATAGCCTGCATCTGCCGTAGTCTGTTGGCCATTGGCGCTAATTCCAGTCTGTAGCAGTAGCGTGTTAGCATCTTTCATCTTAGCCACGTTCTCAGCGCTTGCCCCGATTGCTTCAAGGTCTCCCTTAATTAATAGCATAGCGTCGTTAAGATCGCTCATGTAATTAGCTGTGTCAGACTGTCCTGCGTCGTATGCGTCGATTAGTGATATTTCGCTCTCATAATCGCCCATTCTAAAGCGATTGTTCCACCATTCAACAACTGGCACGTCGTTGTATTCGTGCTTGTTTAACTCTGCTGTCTCAAGCTTGATAGAACTTGCTGAGAAAGGCTTAAATGCTATGATTTGATCCTTAGTGTAGACCGTCGGATTTACCTTGTCCGCAAAAATCGGCAAGTGTACAGCACAAATGATGTTTTGCTCTACTGTCAGATCACGGATAACGAACATTTCAAGTGGGCTAATCAACACCACTCTGTCTACATTATCCCGATCCCTGAAATGATACTCAAAGGCCCGTCCATACACCGAAGCGTCAAAGGCTAGGTCAGCATTTAGGGCGTTGATGTCATTCTGCCATTCGATCTCTTCGATAGTCTTTAGCTGGTCTGCGTTGGCACCTTCTAAAATCCCAATCGTGACCGGATTCCCTATCACGTAGCTAGTAGCAAAGCCTGAAATATATCCGCCCCATTTATGACGAACTCGATAGTCTGCCTTTTCATTGTCTAAGCGTCTATGGCCTGATAAGATGCTGTAATTGTCGCCTTGGGCATAAGAGGCTAGAACCTTCAAGCGTTTCTTCTGCGAGTCAAAGAACGTCTGTATCATATCCCTTAGAGCTTTCCGGCCTGCGTCTGTATTTAGCAATTCGTCTGCTGATGTATATCTGAATTGTTCGTTCGATAGCGTGCCAAAATACAGGCTGTCAAACCTCGTTTTAGTCACGTTATCTATTCCATGCTCAAACTCGTTTACTTTGTCCATTCTTACCTCCTGAACATCTTATTAATCTTACTGATCGTCTTGTCGACGTTCATATCTTTCTTCGTCTGATAAATTCGGTCTTGTAGTGCGTACCTGATAGCGTCTATACAGTGATTGTAGCTATCTACTGGCTCGTTAATGTATTCATTGGTTTTCTTGTCTTTCTTCCAAGTGTAATTTTCCAACTCTTCAATCAGCTTGACGCACCTTTCATCTACTACCCAGTCATACTGTAAGAGATACTGGATTCCTTGCATGACTGATCCAGGACCTTTCTGCACATCAATAACTCTAGGGATTCCAAGATTCCGCAATTCCTGATTGGATTTCTTCTCTGCCGAATCAGCCCGTATTTCCTCCTTGGCATATCCAAGGGCCTTGATACTTTCTGCGATCTTGTCATTGGTCAGATTCTTTCTAACAAATTCTTCTAGTACGTACAGCTTCCTGTTTTCATCATCTATCCTGACGTGCATAAGCGCTGACGGGTCATTGATAAATCCGTAGTCAAGACCAAAATAAGCCGGCAGATGTGCCAGCTCGTCTCTGTTTAATAGTCGCTTCTCGTATTTTGGAAATACCAGCTTGTCAAGCGTTGCGAACTCACCCAAAGCGTAAATCTTGTAGTAAGCCTCGTTACGATTAGCCAGCTCTTCGATATTTTCAATCGTGACCTTATCAAGAAATCGGTTATCCTTGTACGACGTATGATAGACTACTGTATTTTTCGGGCTTTTAACGAAAAAAGCGTTATAGGTCCAGTTTACTTTCGAAACCGGGTTAAACATCAAGAAGATCTGCTTCTGCTTGTGCTTCTTGTCCCGAAGACGCAAGGTAAGCTGTGTATAGTCGTCAAGAGTAAACTCTGAGGCTTCTTCCATGACAATATCCGATACACCCTTGATAGATTTGATCTTTTCGGGGTTATCAAGCCCCTTAAAAATAAACTGGGCGCCGTTTGGTAGTTCGATCCGATAAGCCGAATTATTGACCTTGCACTTGTCCAGCAGGCCCCAAGCGTCCAGACATTGCTTTACGTCCTCAAAAATCGAATCGTAGACCGTAGAGCCTACCTTGCGAAGAAATAGGACCTTGCGGGGAAATTTCCAATCTTGGCAAGCCTTAAATACGACCTTTTGAATTACACCATGACTTTTACCAGAAGAAGCTCCACCATAGTGGACTTCGGTAAAGGTTGAATAATCCGTTAGCTTGTCGTATATATGCTTGTTGAAGACCCTGCTAGGATAGTCAATGACTATTTCGATTTTGGGCCTACTCTTCGTCAGCATCCCATTCACCAACTTTGATTTCAATAGTTTTCTGGGTTATATCAATGTTATTTTGATACATGCCAAGCGTCTTAGCATACTTGTCAGAGGCTGATAGCATGACTGCTAAGTCAGGCGGGACCTCTTTTGCCACCTGATAGCCCTCTCCGTCTCCTACAAGCTTCACGTCTTGGATTTCACGCCTGATGATCTTGGCCCAGAATTGCTGTATATCCACCGACGTTAGCAATGACAGCTCCGTCCTGCGTTCGTCAAAGGCTTTTTTCAGCGTTTCAACGACGGGCGGGATATGTACATACTTTTCCATTCCTGCAAGCATGTTATGAGCTATCTTGCCAGCACTTCTTTCGCTAAATCCTGCTTCTTTTGCCGACTGCGTGCCGTTTTGGAACCCGTTGGCCATGTAGTTTAAAATAAAGGATTTCTGCCTGTTCCTAGAGGCCGGCCAATCAGACATAAGGTCATTTGCTATTGTCTTTAGTTCTTCAATCGCTAACTTCTCACGGTCATTCATTCGCTGACCTCCTTTCAGACAAAATAAAAAGTCGCATAAGCGACTAAATGGGAAATACCGGAATCGAACCGGAAGAGGTTGCATGATTTTTTGAAAAAGATTTTTAATCATTATGTAAGCTAGAAGGTTTTAATCCACATGACATCAAAGGAAAATTTCAGACCTCTTAACCATTATTCCCTAAATGCGCCCTAGCCACAGAAGGCGCTACTGTACGATTTTCTAATTTTTATAGTTTTGTGGCTAAATAAAAGAGAGCCTGAAATCGCATCAGGTAATGGCCTAGCGCCCTCTCCTTAAACAAACCTTTGGGAGTTTAAAATGAAAATGAAACGAAACGTCAATTAGATCCTATCCGGTTCTGTTGACAATACTATTTTATCACTTAAAATCCCTTGTGGTTCCCGCAATTTTACCGCAATTTTACCGCAATTTTACCGCTTTTCACAAATTAAGATGCCATTTCGATATTGCCAAGCAAAGGCAATCAAGGCCCTATCTAGCAATTCCTGATAGCGGGTCTTCTCTATGTCTAATCTGTCATAGATTGCTACTGCCATTTCAGGGGCTGTTTTAGTAAACCTTGAGTGCAAAATGAATCGGTATGTCGGATTAATCAACCTTGAAATAGCCTGCTCAATCTCTTCCAGTTCGGCATAGGCATCTACCCTGTGAACCGCTAGATTTTCAACTTGTCGGCTCGGCCCTCCTCCGCCTCGTGGCTCGAATGTAAAATCCTGCGTGATCCTTTGGATCGGTTCGTCACAAGCGATCTCACGCCAGACAGGATATTCTTTAAGCTTGTCCTTGGCTTTCTGGATCGTGGCCCGTTCGTCTATTTCTGGTAAGAGCGGGATAGGTCTTTCTTCAAGCATGCTATCTCCTCGTCACATTCTTTTATTTTTCTTTTTAGCCAGTCTCTACGCTTTGAAGCTACCTGCAGGCCGAAGCTATTTTTGATAATGGCCAAGCTTTCAGGTTCTAGGTCCTTCAAATAACATTCCTTCGTATGCTCTAGCTGTTCAATTCTACTTTCTATTTTTGATGTCATTTTATTACTTTCCCATCAAAAATCAGCGTAATGGTTCCTGTGCCGTCTTCGTTGTCCTTAGCATAAGCCCGACAATCGGCCTTGTACTCTCTGCCATCAATGGTGATGCTACGTTTCATCTTATCGACTTTGATAATAGCACCGCTAAACGCTTTAATTCTCATTCTGTTTCTCCTATTTCAATTTTTATATCGTCAAGATCGATTCCTTCAATCGTTGCACGCTGTATAAGCAAATTGAGATATAGACGCATAGCGCAATACTGATCCTCTAGTAACTCGATAGGGCAGGTAGGTTTAAAATCAAGAGTTCCTGAGTTGTGTTTTTCAATAAGTCTCCCCAATTTAATAAAACGTTCTGCTAATTGTTTGTATTCTTCGATCATTCTTTCTTTGTAATCATTCATCTTAATTTCCTCTTTTCTTCAAAAATTCGGGCATGTCATCACCGATTTTAAGACCTTTATACTGCTCTTCGTTAACCAGATAGCGCCCGTAATGCCTCACAACAACGTAGTATCTCCCGTAGTTCTGGCCTTTCTGGACTACTACTGGCCTGTTACTATGCGCCCCTGCGTAAAATGATATTACGCAAGAGGCAATGAAAAATATTAATTTAATCTCGGTCATGATTGGCCTCCAAAAGCTCTGGA